TATCAAACGATTCGGAAAGATCGTTAGCCGCATCAATGTCTTCAATGGTTGCGGTGGCTAGCTGCAATGTGTCCGGAAGTCTTGACATTCAGTTTCCCACTGCCACCGCCGGCACCGCCTCCTACACCCTCGTGATCTACGGCACATGAGCGACGTTCGCGGCAAGTTCGTGATCGACGTTGACTTCACTGACCGCACGACGGCGACCGGCGTGCAGCGGATGAAGCTCGTCTCGCTGGCATCGGCAACGGAATATCCCGACGGCAAAGTGGCGATGGTGTCGGGGACTTGCGGCACGGCTGTCGTGGTCGTCCCCGTGTCTCCGGCAACGTACCGCAACGCAGCAGGAAATGTCGTGTCGTTCGCCAATGTCTCGCGGGTCGCGTTCTCCGCGACGGGTGCGGCGATGGTCGCGTGCGACGGCTCGGGAGGCTGCGGCGAAAACGATTGGACGATCTACTCGCGAGCCGGGCAAGTCGCGGTCTCGGAGGCCGTCGAGACGACCTCGTTTTCGATCAACGTGATGGGCACCGCTGGCACGGCGTCGTTCATGCTGGTGATGTATGGCTCTTGACCCCGGTCGCCTGCGGGAGCGAGTCACGATTCAGCAGGCGACCGAGCGACGCAACTCGCTCGGGGAGAGCACGCTGGAATGGGCGACGTTTGCGACGCGGTGGGCGAGCGTCGAAGGGCTCTCGTCTCGCGAGGTGTTGCTCCTGGGGCAGCAGCAGACCGACGGCACGCACCGCGTGCGGTTGCGATACGTGACGGGGCTTGTGCAGACGATGCGGCTCTTGTGGCGTGGTCGGGTGCTGGAGATCACGACGCTGCTCGAACACGCGAACCGCAGCGAGCACGAGTTGCTGTGCCAAGAGAGGGTGGACTGATGGCTGTCGCAGGGATCGAGATCACCGCCGAGATGGCTGAACTGCGGCAGTTGCAGCAGGACATCGGCCGTCTGTTCTCGCTAGCGGACAAGGCCCGCATCTTGAAGGCCGCATTGACGAAGGCGATCGAGCCAGCGTTCCAAGCGTTGAAGCAAACTACGCCGCTCGGGCCGACCGGCAATCTGCGGCGGGCGGTAGCGAAGAAGGTGATCGCCTACACGAAGGACGGGGCTGCTGTTGCCGTACTCGGGTTCCGGCGGGCAGGGCTTTCGAGCTCCGAGAGTGCGGCAGGCGGCACCGTTCGCAAGGGGCCGGATCGGGCGTTTCATCAGTGGTGGCTCGAAGAGGGGACGCAGCCCCGGCAGATCCGCCTGCCGTCGCCGCCGAAGGCATACAACCGCCCCGGCTACAACAAGCCGGGCTTCGAGCGACGCACGTACACGATGACCCGGAACGGCAAGACGTTCACCGTGCAGGGGCATTCGGTTCGCGGGCACGGCGTTACCGGTCATCTCGTGAACGACCCGAACTCCTACTTCTATGCGAGCAGCTACAACCGCCTCGGGCCGTTCAAGATCAACAAGTTTCGGGCGGGGGAGACAGGGTTCATCACCGAGCCGGGCTATCCGAACGCGTTCTTCAAGAAGTCGCGTCAGCCGATCACGATTCCGGCGATGCCGGCGGGCGGCAGTGACGGGCAGCCGCCGCTGAAGACTGCCTGGGGACGCACGCAGCCGACCGTTGCCGAGATCCTCCAGCGGGAACTACGGCTCTCGCTGGAGCAAGCCCTCGACACCCTTTCGCAGCGATCCACAGGAACCATCGGCACATGAGCGTCAAATCCCCCGAACGCCTCCTTGGAGACGCCCTGGTCGCCGACCCCGCCGTCGCTGCTCTGGTCGGCGATCGGGTCTACCCCGTGATCGCACCAGCCTCGGCTGCGATCCCGTTTATCACATGGCGCCGGCAGGCGGTGCAGCGGGAAGCCACCCTATCCGGCCCGTCAGGAATCGCTACCGTGACGCTGGCCGTGGATATGTACGCGACCACTTATGAGGCAGTAAGGGAACTTGCCGACCGCTGCCGGGCGGTACTGGATGGTTTCAACGGTGCCTTGGGAAACTGGATTTCAGTTCGCAACGTGTCGCTGCTCAGCGAGAGCGACGGGTTCGTACAACTGGCCGGCGGCGAACTGCCGCCCGTCTACAGCGTGACGCAGACCTACACAGTCCTCTGGCAGGAGATCTAGCCCGTGTCATTCGCAACCCCGCATGATACCGCAGTCGCCGGTAACGCCACGACCCTCACGCTCGACGCCACGACGTATGTCGTCACGAACATCGTGCTGTCGAACACGAATCCGGGGGCTGCCGGCGATACCCAAATCGACATCGCTCACCTCGGGCAGACGACCGGTGCTCTTGCTGCCAGGATGAGTCCCCCATTGGTCGTGCCGGCCGAGGACGGCGGTTCGGGCCGCCAGGTCACGTTCGACTACATCGGCAAGGTGGTCATCAACGACGGCGCGACCGGCACGTACAAGATTACCGTCGCCGGATCTAACCTCGTCGGTGGCAACTCCGCGAGCTACTACACCGTCCAGAGTTCTACGCTGACGCTGGCGACGAACGACGCCATCCGAGGCCAAGGCGTCATCACCGTCGCCAGATAGGCGGGGGTGACGCATGGCGATTCCGTGCCAGGGGTTCACCTTCACGTGGGGCGGGTCTGCCCTGGCGGAAGTGCAGTCGCTTGAGGCGGACGTGTACCAGGGCAATCTGCCCGAAGGCCGCACGACCGTCTGGACTTCCAAGCTGGGCGAAGTGCGTCTGCTTGGCTTCTCACTGCAGAGCCTGGCCAGCGGCTACGGCACGCGAAAGCGGCTGATTATTCAGTCCCCGGCCAGCACTGCTGGCGGGTCGGTGACGCTCTTCGACTACGACTGCATCTACAGCGGCTACCGCGTCGAATCGACGGCGAACGACGCCGTGAGATTTGCGTTCACCTTTACGATTCAAGACACGGTCGGCGCACAGAGCAACCCATAGGAGAACTTCCAGTCATGGCACTGACGGCAGAGCAGATTCTTTCCGCTGACGACATGGGGCTGAAACGAGTTCACGTTTCGGAGTGGGGAGGCGACGTGTTCATTCGCGTGATGAGCGTCGGCGAGCGGGACGCCTACGAGCGGAAGTGGATCGGCAAGCGTGAGACCGGAATCGACAACTTCCGCACGCAGTACCTCGCTGGCGTGCTATGTGATGAGGCTGGCAAGTTGCTATTCAGCCGTGACCAGATCGACGCGCTTTCGCAGAAAAGCGGGGCCGTGATGGGGCGTCTGTTCGACGAAGCGATGAAGCACAACCGCATGACCGAGGAGGACGTAAAAGAGTTGGGAAAAGGCTGAACGCAAGCCCGACGCGGCGGTATATGTTTGCCGTCGCTCGGGACTTGCGGATGACGGTTCGCGAGTTGGGCACGCGGATGGATTCCGCCGAGTTCAGCGAGTGGATCGCCTACAACCGCTACTACTCCGCACTGCCGGATTCGTGGCGCGAGACCGCGTTGATCGTGACTGCGTTGATTGCACCGCACATAGGCAAGAACCAAAAACGACCCAAGCCAGAGGATTTCAACCCGATCGAGCGTCCCCCGCAGCACGAGTCCCAGGATATGGCTGCACTCTTGGCACTGCGCAAGGCACTCGGACTGAACGACGATGGCTAATGTCCTCTCACTGGCGTTGCGGGTCACGGCGGATGCCAGCGGGCTGAAGCTCGATCCGGTGCAGCGTGCGCTCGTCGGACTCGGCGACCAGGCCGACAAACTCACGGCCCAGTTCGACAAGTTCTCAGGCGGCAGCGACGCCGCAGCTGCGGCCCAGGAACGATTCCAGCAGCAGGCACAGGATCTCATCAACACGCTCCGCGATGGCGGTAGCGCGACGGAGTTTGCGGCCGGGTTCGAGCGGCTGACGGAATCCATCAACGCTGAGGCCAAGGCGTTCGAGCGGGCGGCGCAAATTACGGAAGCAAATATCTCGCCGCTTGAGCGGTTTGAGAAGGCGCAGGCAGAACTAAATGAACAAGTGGCTGCCGGACGCATTACGCAAGAGACCTACGACCGTGCCCTTGCAAAAGCAAAGTCGCAACTCGACGGCGCCTCGAAGAGTGCGGCGTCCACGGATGACAGGATTGCTTCGCTGACTAAGAGCGTTCGGGCTCTTTCAGTAATTGAAATCGGACGGGCGATCATCGACGGTCTTCAGTCCCTGGGCAGCGTGATTTCTGGAGTCGTCAATCGTGTCACGTCATTTGTTTCAAACGTCAGTGCCTCATTCGACCGGCTGAACGACCTGTCGGCCCGCACCGGCATCGGCGTCGAGGCATTGCAGCA